TGATCTACAATCAAGAGTAGAGGCTGCCTCAACATCTGGTGTTGATGATGCCGGGGTAACCGTTCCTTATGCTGGTAAAATTAGTGATTCTCGTATCATCATCGATAAAGTTTTTTATCGCTCTCCAATCGCCATGTGGCGCTTCTATGGCTACTATGGTGGTGTGGGAGTTATTGGCAATTATTCTACCTATGGGCAGTATTCTGATGATTCTACATTTGAAGTCATACCAACTTGGCAGAACAAATTGCAAGCAATAATGTATGAAGATGCTCTCTACACAAGAACTTCTCATTACTCATTTGAAATCTTGAACAATAGATTGAGATTGTATCCAACTCCTCGTGGAAAAGATAACTTTTCTGGCTATCTTGATCGCATTTGGTTCCGCTTTAGAATATCAGATAACTCTTGGGGCGAAGGAGACGACACAAACACTGGAGTGCTTGGTGTCAACAACATTAACACGCTACCATTTGATAATATTCCATATATCAACATCAACTCAATGGGTAAACAGTGGATCCGCAACTACGCTCTTGCACTCTGTAAGGAAATGCTTGGACAAATTCGTGGCAAGTTCCAGACTGTGCCAATCCCTGGCGAGTCTGTTACTCTAAACTACTCTTCGCTTCTATCCGAGGCACAAAAAGAAAAAGACGATCTTCGTCAAAGCCTAACAGACATGTTGAAAGAGATTGAATACACCGAGTTGGCTAAGAAAGATCAAGAGAAGGTCACAGCAGCAGAAGAAACTCTTCGACGCTCACCGCTGCCTATCTTTGTAGGATAAATAAATGTCAGATAACGAATGGTCCAGACCAGCAGCGCCTCCACCTCCACTCTTCCTTGGTAAGAAGGAGCGTGATCTCGTTAAGCAAGTTAATGACGAGCTTGTAGAAAAGGTTATTGGTCAGCAGATCCTCTACTACCCAATTGATATGGAATCTACCAACTTTCATGATCTATACGGTGAAGCAATAGAAAAAACTTTCTTACCTCCTGTCAGAGTGTTTGCTCTCGTTAACTTTGATGAAGAGGGATCTTCGTATCTTGACTCGGTGGGGATTGATGGTAGTTCACAGATCACTGTCCACTTTCACAAGCGCAGGCTTACAGAAGACCAAAACCTATTTGTCCGCGAAGGAGACTTTGTTCTTTACGGTGAGAGATACTACGAGATTATAAAACTTTCTTCCTCAAGAAAACTATTTGGACAAGTAAACCAAACATTTGAAACCTCTGCTGTTTGTAAGAGGGCACGTAAGGGACTATTCGATGCTACCTAATAACTTTGATTTTGCACAACTACCTGATGATAGAAAAGATTTTTCACTTGAAGAAGTAGGTATGCTTGCTTCTCGTATAGAGGACATCGATTACGCGATGGTGTCTTGGCTAAAAGAAGACCTTGATCTCTCAACAATAACTAACGAGGGCAACAAGAGGGTTCCTGTTCTTTGGCAGACTCCCGAGCGCGCCTTTCAAATTAAAAATAATCATGATCTACGACATCCTGTAGACGATGGGGGTGGGGTTATAACACTTCCTGTCATCTCAATAGAAAGAACAGCCATCACTAAAGACCCCGCACAAAAAGGTTCTTTTCAGGCGCATCTATATTCTGATAAAAGAAACGGAAGAACTGGTCGAATGACCATAGCAAAACGTATCAAACAAGATAAAACGCGAAACTTTGCTGTTGTTGGAAATACCCGTACCAATAGTGACGGTGCAAGACAAAAATACTTCCCAAGAGTAAATAAAAAAGTTGTTATTGAGACTCTTTCGATTCCAATTCCTATCTATGTGAATCTAGACTATAAGATCGTTGTTAAGACCGAGTATCAACAGCAAATGAATGACTTGACACAGCCGTTTATGACGAGAACAGGACAAATAAATTCTTTTGTTATGCGCAGAAATGGACACCTTTACGAAGCATTTATCGATCAAGGATTTAATCAAGCGAACAATGTTGCCAATCTCGGAGAGGACGAAAGACAGTTCACCAGCGAGATAAATATTAAAGTTCTAGGTTATCTCATTGGCGAAGGCGCTAGCGATGACAGACCTATTGTGACAAGAGAAGAAAGTATTGTAGAAATAGCATTCCCTAGAGAAACCGTTGTTCCATCAGGAAACGATAACTTTTTTATGGACTAGAGACATCCTGAAGTCTCTTTGGTTTAAGTGCTACTATTTACATTGTGATTGAATATGCTATATAGCATTATCTTATAAAGTGAGGATTAACTAATGCCCGTAAAAAGTTTCAAATTTGTATCTCCCGGTGTGTTTATCAACGAAATTGATAACTCATTCCGCCCCCGCCAACCCGAAGCGATTGGTCCCGTAATCGTTGGACGCGCCACGCGCGGTCTTTCAATGCAGCCAGTCAAGTTGGCATCATTTTCTGACTTCCTGACCATGTACGGAGGCACTGTCCCCGGCGCCGCAGGTGGAGATGTCTATCGTGATGGCAACTACCAGTCACCAATGTATGGCACCTATGCTGCTAGAGCATTCCTTAATGCTTCTGTCGCTCCAGTAACCTATGTTAGACTACTTGGCTCACAGCACACAAGTGCGACTGCTGCTGGTAAGGCTGGCTGGCAAACAACTGAAAGCCCAGCCGATGTTGGTGGCAGTATAGACAGTAATGGCGGCGCTTTTGGTCTTTGGGTATTCCCATCAAGTTCTAATGATACTTGTGGAACCGGTGCCGGCGCCAGCGACAATCTTGGTACTGCTGTTCTAAGTGCCGTCTGGTATGTAGATGAGGACTGCTCTGTACAACTTACAGGGACTTTAGCTAATGCAACTACTGGACTCGTCAAAGCCGAAGGTCTTGGAATGGTTATTGAATCTGATGCCAATGGCTTATTCACTGCTGTTGTCAAGGGCTCAAAAGCCTCTACTGGAGCCAACGAAACATTCGTCTTTAACTTTGATGATACAGATCAAAGGTTCATTCGTAAAGTTTTCAACACCAACCCACAATTGGTTAATGGTGGAGATTTTTATGATGCCACTCTTGAGCGCAACTACTGGCTTGGAGAAACATTCGAGCAAGAACTTCTCGAAGGACAGCCCGGAATAGGTTCAATAACAGGTAGTGATGACACCAGCACGGCTTCACAAAAAATGTTTGGTGTTATTCTTCCAATTATAAAGGGTACCGTAGGTCCAAACTCCATGAGACTTGCCACCCAGGAAGCCCAAACAGGTTGGGTAATTGGTCAAGATATTGGTGCCGCAAGTGATTGGGTACCAGAACAGGCTTATAAACTGTTCAAACTAAAAGGTCGTGGACACGGCGAGTGGCTACATAAGAACACAAAAATTTCAATTGAAAAAATTCGTTACTCTAATACTCAGACAAGTGACTTTGGAAGCTTCTCTATTGTAATTCGCTCCTTGACTGATACTGACTCAAACTCGGTTGTTTTAGAGAGGTTTGACAACTTGTCTCTTGATCCAAGATCAACAAATTACATTTCAAGAAGAATCGGAGATCGTTACTACGAGTGGAACGAAACTGAAAGAAGACTTAGAGAGTATGGTGAATACCTAAATCAGTCTAAGTTTGTCTATGTTAGTGAAATTAACGAAGGCAACATTCAGAATGCCAACTCACTAATTCCATTCGGTTACTACGGTCCACCAAACTTTTCTGGAGTTACTAACTGGAGCGGTTCTATTACGGACCTCGCAGTGGCAAGTAGTTACATTCGCGTATCGGCTATACCTTTTGGCGGCTCTGCGCTCGGGGGGGCGGCAGCCGGATTACTTTCTGGTTCTACTGGAAACTTCACGGGTTCACTAGTTTGGCCATCCGTAAGACTGAGACACTCAGCATCTGATGGTGGGCTTTCTAATCAAACAGACGCTTACTTTGGTATGCAGACCACCAGAACAGTTGGCAGCACCAGAGCCGATCTATCAGTGAAAGATTACCATAGACTTTGGCTAAGTGATGGTTGGGGCGGCTCAGGCGCTGGACTTGTTGCGCAGAGTTACATATTTAC